GGTCTTGCTGTGGATCTTGGTGTAGACAGGGAAGAAGCCTACGAAGTTTTGAAGATTGCATTTGGTCTTGGCTTTACTGGTATAGGGGTTCAACAAAAAGGAGAGGGTAGGTTTCTCCACCTTGATATAGCAGAGAAGCACCTACCCCGTCCTATGATCTGGAGTTACTAATCTTCTTCGTCAGTGTTACGAGAGAACAGGAACCTGATAATACCAAGGTCAATAATAAGATAGACCTTCTCAAGTTCTTGGATCTCTAAACCAAACGAGACTCCAGTAATAAAACAAACTTCTATATCCATACTACCCCCTAGATCTCACAGTGTCCAGCTACACAAGCTAGAGTCTGTGCGCCTTCTACATTATCGTCTTGCTCTGACAGATCATCCCATGTAATACCCTTGGGCATCTTAGCAAGCAGAGCTTCATACTCCTGCTCAGTACACTCCTCGTAAGGAGCTTGTCGATAAGTGCCTCCATCATAAGGCAGGAAAGATACACCACTGAGTTCATCAAAGTTCTTGTAGACCCAAGCACCAACATCCATCCACTCATGCTCTTTGACAGAGATAGTTACTGAGGGCTTATGCTCACACCAGTGACGCTGGTACTGTAGCCAGAGATCAAGCTGTTGTATTGCATCTAAGTCTTCTCGTGTCCTTGCTCCTTCTGGTGACTTGATCGGGAAAGAAAAGACAGCCGTTGAATCAGGGCGCATGACACAGCTTTCCATAGGGATTCCAGTTTCAACCATAAACTGTGTGAGAGGATCTTTCTTATCTGCACGAACCCTACGAATATAATAGCGACTATGTCGAGTATGAATACCAGAGGCAGAGTCAACAAGCTGAGAAACAGTACCAGAAGGCTTGACACAAGTAATCGCAGCTGATTGAGGGATTCCCAAATCAGAGCTATACTTAGCGTTGGTATCCACAGCCACCTCTCGAAGATGGCTAAGGATCGTAGCCGTTTCATCACACACTCTGCCCATCCATTCATTGTCTAATATCCCCGTAAGTGAAACACCAAGTAAACGCTCATCCTCTGTATTCTTCTGCCAGATCTTACGAAGATAAGGGAAGTGTGTCATAGTAGACTGGAATGTACCAAGGATAGTAGCAAGTTCTACTTTCTCTTTCAGACTAATCACACTATCGTCAGCACGTACCACAACCTCAGTCAGGTTACAGAACTGGTAAGGTCTTAGGATGATCTCGGAACAGGGATTAGTACCGAAGTCGTAATCTGGATTCCGTCTGCCGTTCTTTCGAGCTTGAGCTTGAGAGGCTGCTCGGGAAAAGATCCCACGCTCTCCAGAATGTGAGTGGTAAAGGCTTGTCCACTCTTGAAGAAATAATCCAATGTCTGGTTTAGACTCGTAAGTTGCTGAGTTGTTAGCCAAGGCACGTTGACCGTTTTGTTCCCACCAGTTTCCGCTTTTCGCATGTCGCATCCTATCATCTTCTAGTTCAGATAAAGAGATCATGGCACTACGCCTGACCCCACCTACTACCACTACTTCGCCAATCTTACAGAGTAAGTCATGGCATTCAATTGATGTGAGCTTACGTCCTACTGCACCCTTAAACTTCTGGATAGCAAACTTAAACAACTCAACCAAAGGCTCAGGACCAGAAGCCCTACCACCAAAAGTCTTTAAACGAGCACCAGCTTTACGCACCTTAGATACATCATAGCTGGGGATCTCACCTGCATAGAGCAGAGCAATCAGCTGACGTAGTGCCTTAGCCCAACCTTCTTTACTATCAGACACAACGATGTTTGTCTTGCTGTCGAAGAGTTGCTCAGGTACTTCAGGTAATTGGTTAACATACTTCTGTTCTACTGAGAAGCCTACCCCTGTACCACAGAGAAGGATATACATCGCTTCGTCAAAGGCTTTAGGGTCATCAATAGGCAGGTAGCTACAGTTGTAACCAGCTGTGTTGTCTCGCTCCAGTGCCTTACCTGCTGTCATGATGGCACGCATCGAAGGCATAACTTCCAGGTTAACTACTGCGTCTTCTAGCTTAGCACGAAGCTCTCGTGTCAGCTGGTAGTTACAGTTGTTTTGTAAATGATCTTCCATAAAGTTGAAGTAACGAGCTACTGTTTCTGCCCAGTTCTCTCGTCTATTCTGCTCAGGTAAGAACCTGCTATAGCGTGACTTTGCTATAAACTGTTGGTATAAATCCATATTAATCCCACTCCACTATTATTCGTAATCGATCCTGCTTAGACTCGATAACATCTGAGAACCTATCGACTAAGTCTTCAGCTGTTATCCCCAACTCCTCTACTAGAGTTATTTCGTCTAATTGTCTCAGGCGTTCCAGTAATTCATTAAAGGTTAGATACATATCTACTAGAGGAACCTAATATTATATCACGATTTGTAGAACTTGTCAACAATTATTTCGTAATTGTCTATGACATGGTTCAGATAGTGTCGTGCTTTCTCCAGATCCTGCTTGCCGTTCTTCAGGTTATGTCGCTGTACATACTTGATTACATTACATAACCAAGGATCTAACTGCCAGTCTAGGAACACATCCCAAGGCTGTATGTCTGACTGTCGATAATGATCTCCACCTACTTGCATGTTTCTACTCTCCATATTTCTTCCTAAGATATTTGAGGGACACTGGCATCTCGTCAAACTGTCCATCCTCTACCTCATGTAACATCCATATCCCACGCCAGTAGTTATTACCTTGCGCCCCTAAGTAGTCCTCGTCATGTAGGTAACAGCAACCAGAGAACAGACCAGTGATCTGCCTACCATCAGCACGATTGGCGTAGGCTATCTGCCTACCCTGCACATGTCCCATGACAGCACTCATGTGTCGCTTGGTTAACAGTGCAGCTGCTGAGGTTACTGGTCTACCCATCACACCACTGGTGAAGAAATGACAATATACAATTCCGTCAATAACAACAGGAGTAAGATAATCAAACACCTCCCAACCAGCTTGTTCATATCCGAGATCATTGATACCAATAGTGCCGTGGAGTTTAGGATCGCCCTCGACTGCTCTGACAATTCGCTCCTCGTGGTTACCAAGCGTGAGAACCATTCGGGGTCTATATTGTTTTTCTTTCCGCTTTCGTTTGTATTCATTGAGATCCTTCATTGGTTGAAGTAACATGTCCATTGCTTTCTTTGTTACCTCAATGTCTGTCTTATACCTACGTCCCTCGAAACTCTTACGTCCTACATCATAGCTGGACAGTGAAGGCATGTCAGCAAAGTCACCAATGTTAATGATTACATCTGGTTGCTTGTCTGCAATGTACTGTCCCACCCATGACAGATAGGACAGGTCAACCCCATCTTTAACTTGACAATCAGGAATTACTAGGTGTGTCGTCATCGTCTTTCCAGTCATCGTCCTCAGTATTAAAACTAGCAGTAGCTCGTTGATAGATAGAAGTAAACTCTACCTGATCACGAATGTCATAACCATAACAGCTACCAAGAAAAGTAAGGAAGTCTTCCAGTACTGTTGTCCAAGGTGTACAGTCTGTATATACAACTTCTTTATTTGCTGAAGTAAAGCTCGCACCATCATGGTCACTACCATTAATCCAATCGCTATCATCCCTAGCATATCGAAACTCGTATTTAAAATTACTCATAGTTTGCTTTCCTTAAAAGATCTAAAAAGTATTCAGCGTCTACAACTACAAGAGGGCTGGCCCTATTTTGTTTAATAAAAACGACAGCCTCTCCTTGTCCTTTAGCATTTGCTTGCGCTTGCTCATAGAATCCATATACGGCAACTCGATCCCTTGACTTACATTCCACAGAAATCGGGCATCTTCGTCTTGCTGTCGGGCTGAGTAGGATGTCTTCGCCTTGCGCTCCCATACTGACTGATCGTACATCATCATTCTCTAATCCAAACTTCGTTATTATTTGATCCCGCACCCACTGTTGGAACACTCTTCCTTTTGCTTTTGCGCTGCTTGGTTTCAATAACAATTCTCCTTCTCTTCTTTACCCATGCTTTAGGGATATGCATCCTAGCATTGGTATCATTTATGGACAAGGTTGACGCAATGCACAAAGCATCTTTAGATTCATCAACTAAGAAACCAACTGTGACACAAGGGTGTATCTCTGCTTTAGGATTAGTTGCCCAACCTGCATCAGCAACTGCGTCTACCCACTCAACATATATTACAGGCTTGGTGGTTGCCACAACTCGTTCTCCTTCCTACGAATCCAAAGTAACTGAGCCATCTCAGTCATGCGGTCAATGTTACCATCATACGCCTCAAGAACTAAGGGGAATAATTCCTGTTCAGTGGACGCATCTCCAAGAATCTTCTCCGCTTTCTTGTCGCCAATCCCCTTAAGACCTGGGATGTTGTCCACTCGATCTCCAGTAAGGATTTGTTTATAGAAGGTACGCAGGGTATCTTCTTCCTTAACATAATATTCCTTGTTCTTCACGAAGTTATAGTGATGACCACGAATCATATCCAAGTCTTTGTCGATACTGTAAATGACATAGTCTTCAGGATCTAAAGTGTATGCTTTGATTCCAATAGCATCATCAGCTTCTTGTCCTTCTACCATCTCAAAGCCCCAAGACATGACAAGGTATTCTCTCAACAAGGCATAGTGCTCAGGCTTCTCCTGAACTCGGTTGCCTTTGTAAGGTGCTTCCTTAGCTATCTCCATACGGTAGTTGTTGGACCCAGTAAGATACCCTTGATAGTCTCCTACCTTGGGCATCATTACCAGATCCTCTACGAACTCTGCCATACGAGAGATGGCTACGCCTTTGCTCTCACCCTCGGAAGCGAATCCGATTCGATACACAAAGAGATCACCATCTAGCAGAGCAATCATTACAGTGCGTCTTCTAAGTCTTCGACAGGCTCAGGGTTGTACTCAACCAGCTTAGTAACAACCAGCTTGTTGATACCTACACCTACTCCCTTCTTACCATTCATGTTGTAAGGATAGGTCTTGATAAGAGCAATGCCTCGTGAGCCATTACCAACCTTACCTTCGATAGGATTACCTGCCTGATCCACTGCTGAGATAGCATAGTTCTTAGACTTAGCAGTAACGAAGAAGCCTTTGTCATCTTTGTTACGCACGTTTACACCAACCTCTTCCAGTGCCTTGATAGCATTCTTAGAAAGGTTGCA